CGGTGAAGGCGCTCTTCGAGTTCGCGAACAGTCTTTTGCAGTTCAATCTTGTTTTCGTCGTGCTGCTGCATGTGCAGTGTCATAGTGTCCTTTCCGGGAAAGCATGGGGTGAGGGTGGGAATCGAACCCACGGTTACGCGCAAACTTTAGTAGCCGCCCTCGCCGCTCTCGCTGGGCTCGTGCTCTTCCTCGGTAAAGTACTTGTCGAGGTGATCCTTCAGCGATTCCAGGTTCTCGCTGTCATGGGCCGCACCGGACTCGTGCGTGGTGGTGTGGTGGCCCTCCGGGTGGTGTTCGGTATGGACCGGCTTGTCGTTCACGTCCGGCTCATCGTCTTCGCCAGCGTGCATTTCGTCGGCGTCCGCGGGGTTCGCAACGGGCGCTTTCGCCATCTTCTTCGGCGGCATCCCGCCCTTGCCAATCGGGTAGTTAAACATGCTCGGCTTCCTTTCCTTGGAGTTTGGCTTCAAGCGCTTCGGTTTTGGCCGCTTGTCCCTGCTGGTAGGGCATCCACTCGGCATACTGCGACGAGGGGCGCTCGCTACCGCCTTGGTAGAGGAACACGCTGGTCTGATTTGACGCTGCACCGTTGGCGTCAAAGATTGCGAGGTTGACGCAGGTATCAGACCAAACATGCGCAATAATTGCGGCGTTCGGCTGCTCTTCTGGACTGGAACCTGCCGGATGAAACCATACTACGCGGCCGATTGTGGGTTTAATCATGAATGCTGCTCCTTTTCTGGATTGCGTTGAAGTTGTGTCAATGCAATAGCTTGCACCGTATCCCAATCGAGAATGGGCTCGGTGAATTCGCGCGGCTGAACGCCGATGTGCTCGTTGATCATGCGCTGCTCGATGCGGGTGAGCGCGGCCAGGATCGCGTCGTGGCGCTCAGCCTGCTTCATCTCCATCGCCTTGAACATGGTCAGCGACGGAACATCTGTGACAGCCGTCACAATTTGCGTGATGCCCAGCCATGCGCGGATTCGGTCACGAAAGGTCATTGCGAACATAGTAGCACTCTACTCCCAGAATTGGAGTGGTTTCTTGGCTTTCTCGCGCCGATCCGTCTCGCGCAGCATCTTGAAATGCCGCTCCATCGGGTCCGGAGTGTTGGCCAAATCTTCGACCAGCGCTTCGTCGCGCGTCTTGTTCATCGGCGTCACGCCGAACGTCATTGCAAGCATATCCCCTGTGTCGGGCGATGACAAGCCCCGTTTTTTCATGTCCTCTTTGCGCTCAAGCTGAATCTGGTTCTTGTTTGAGTGGTAGTATTCCGGCCCCGTCAAGTCCGCCTCAAGCTCTGGATCGTCGGGAATCTGCGCAGTGACCAGCCAGTCGCGCAGTTTGCCCCAGACCTCGGCGCGCTTGTTGAAGTACATGAACTGGTCGCCAGGGGTGGCGCCGCCATGGAACTCCTCGATGCGAAACCATTCGGGAAGCATGATCTCAGGAGTTCCGCCTGTCTTTCGCAGCGTATGAGGCAGGCCGGCCGCCTTCCATGCCTCGGGCAGGTAAGTGCGCACGTAGTCCACCACGCCGCCGCCGATGCCGTCACCGTCCACCACAACCGAGCGTGGCCGCTCTTGAAGAATGCGCATGATGACCTGTCGGCCAACCTGGATCGTGTCCATGCCACGAATCTTGTCAGTCGTGACAGCGCGCAGGCCCTGCCGGTAGCCGATCACCGTCTGATCGTCGCCAAACCGCGCTACGTCCACGCTGAGGATCTTGTATGCCCTGCTCTGGTCGCCCACGTTGCGCTTGCGGGCATCTGCCACCACGTCACCGGCGATGAACTGGCCGGACCCGGCCCGTGGGAACTCACCCTTGACGCGGATGCGGATACGGTCAGAGTCCTCGCCCCAGTCCTCTACTTCTTTGGCAATCTCGACCTTGTTCGTGCCGGGAACCGTGCGGGAATCGATCTGGCGCCGCACCCAGCGATGCTTGAAGCGTCCAAAGCACTCTCGGAATGCGCCAGTATTCTTGGTTGGATTGCCGAACGCCAGCCAGATGATCTCTGTATTCTCGTCGGTCAGTGCGCCGCTAGTGACTTCCCATATCTTGTCCGGAATCGCGCTGGCCTCATCGTAGATCACGACAATACGCTTGCCTTTGTTGTGCAGTCCTTGGAATGCTTCGGTGTTGTTTTCGCTCCACGTCTCGCGGTCAACACGCCACGAATCAGCATGTGCCTTATCTTTAACCTGGATTCGAGTCGCTGTGCGGTTCCACCAGTGCGCGTTAATGGACTTCTCTAGCCATTTGCCAACCTCGGGCCACGTCTTGGTTGCGAGCTGGTCCTCAGTGTTGGCTGTCATCATTACGCGGCAATCGTCGCAGGTGGACATAGCCCAGTGCGTAATCATGGCGATCAGCGCCGTCTTGCCGATGCCGTGTCCGGACGTGACAGCGATGCGCAGTGGCTGGAATCTCTCTTGCCAGCCATGAATGCCGCAACCGCAGCCTTCTCCGCGCAGATGCTTTCCGATGACGCTCAGGATGTCGATTTGCCAATCGTGCGGGCCTTCATGTTCTTCTAGGAAGGTGCCCGGCGAGCCCCACGGCCAGACGTATCGCACATGGGCGAGAGGGTCTAGCGCGAACGAGCCAATATCCCCTCGAAGTGCTTGCTCTTCCGCCGGACTATTTGCTCTTGCTGGCACGTTTGCGCGCCTCTGCGATCGCGTCGGCCAGGCTCACGCCGCCGCTAAGTTCCAAGTCTTGTTTGTCGCGCCACTTGTCAGGTTGGCGATTCTTCAGCCAGAAGATTTGAGCGGTCACATCGGGAGGAACATGCTCAATATAAGGGACTTCTGTAACTTGTCCGTCTTTTCCGCAGAAGATCTTGACAGCCTCAAAGCTGTAGCCGTTGGCGCGCTCATAGAGTGACCGCTCAACGCGCGTATCGGCAACCTCTTTAGCTGCCACCATCGCCGCGCGGAACTCAGGGAACTTGGACCGCCAATTGTTGATTGTGGCGACGGTTACGCCGAACTCCGCGGCAAGCTCAGGATTGATCGCGCCAGCCAGACACATCTCTCGTGCGCGCTCGACATACTCAGGCTTGTAGAGGGTCGTTGCCATTACTTTGACCTCGCAAGGGTGCCGACGATAAAACCAACTGCGCCGCCGATCATTGTAAACGCTGCGGCAATCCCACCCACGAACTCTTTCCATGATTCAAGCCGCGTGACTCGTTTGGATATGTCGGGTAGATCCTTTGTGCGCTCCACCAAAAGGTCCAGCGTGGTTTTCATGTCGGCGAGCGCCACTCCATGTTCTTCGAGTAGGCGTGTCTGCGCGTTCTCGCGCTCTTTGGCGAGTGCATCTCGCTCTTTGGTTAGGCGCTCAATGTCCTTTTGGAGGGCATTTACCCCGGCGAACTGGCTTATATTCGTCCTGCGCTCAACCATTCATTCCCTCAAAGGTCCGCCCCGGCTCATCACCGGGGCTGCTCTGCTCCTTAAAAGATGGGTGGTTCGATGCTATGAATTGCCTTGATTCCGGCCCAGGTTGCGCCCCAAAAAGTCAGTTTGATTTTGTCGGGGTGCAAAAGCTGATGGGTTTTCCATTGCGCGTCGGCCAGCATCAAGTCGCCGCTGGCGCTCATCCCGGCCGCGTGTACCAAGGTGGCGTGAAGTGGTGCAGCATTGTCACGGATCAGCAAATCTAAATCATCACCAGAGCGCGTGTATGCCGCCATGAGCGGCTGCGCGGCTGCGATGGTACGTTGACCCTCGCCCAGTGTTGCCGTCGCCGCATTGGCCGTGCCTGTGAGCGCCGTAGCGGTCCCCGATAGACTGTCCGCCGTCCCGCCCAGCTTCCGAGCTGCTGTGTTGAATGTGTCCATCGCGGCTATGGTGTGAGGCGCAATCGCCCGCTCCTGCATCTGAGTGGTGACAACTGCATCGCCCACCTTGACCACGGTTTTATCGATGTTCGCCAGCGTTCCGCAGGGGTGGCCGTCTCCGCATGGCCGGTTGATGGTGTCCAGCGCCGCGTTCATGCTGGAAAAGGCCTGCGCCCCGCCGTCGCCCCACTTGGCCAAGTTCGCGTCCAAGGCGTTCCCGGCCCGCCAGACGACGATCCCCGCCGTCACGCACAGATAGGTCAGTGCGAGACAGGCGAGGATCTTCGCTGCGTTCAGGGCGGTCATTTACAGCGTTTTCGCCAGAGTGACGAACTGCGGGATGCTGGCCAGCATCGCCTTGACGGTGGCAACCACGTTGACATCGAGGCCCGCGTCGGCAAGTTTAGCCTCAGCAGCGGCCCCTCCGGCCGTCAGGACGGATGCCAGCTCGCCCAGGACGGCGTAACCCGCCTTCTCGACCGTCACAGCCAGCGGGCCATAGACGGGGATCGTCGCGGAGACAGTCTCGACGGTGGATGCCGTTGCCTGGATCTTCGGAAGAACGGAAACAACCTTCTCGAAAACCGTTGCGAAGAAATGACCCAAAGATTTGAAGGTGATCATGGTCTTGGCCTCCTTTGAAGCCTGGTTACTTGGTTGGGCCATCTGGAAAGGTGGCGTTGGGGTTGTTGATTGTGGCGTTCGGACCGCT